AAGAGATGGGACAGGCAGAATATCTACACAGAGGTATTGCTGCACGTAACTTCACAAAAACAATTACCATTGCTGATACTATTGAAGTACATAGTTCAGAACTCAAAGATGGTATTCTGCGTGTTGGGCTTATTAATGTTATTCCAGAACATCAAAAGCCAAAGCGCATTGAAATTGGTAATGAACTGAAATTTTTTGAGCCTAAACTTCTACAAGAAGAAAAGAAGGCTGCGTAATCAGTGGGGCGAAAGCCCCACTTTGAAGGATATATAATGGACAAAGACTTACGCTCATATCTCAAAATCTACTCCGATTGGATCACGCCAGAGGTATGTCAAGAAACTGTTGACGAACTTGAAAAAGTAGAAGGCCAGTTTCAGACACACACTTTCTACGACTATCACAATAACTCCAATCATTCGTATGAGCATGAACTTGCTGTCACATGGTCAAATGTGAAGCACAAAAATTATATCATGCAAAGAATATGGGATGGCCTTCAAAGATATCATAAAGAACTCACTGATTGGGGTTGTAATTGGTACAGTTCTTGGCAGGGATTCACTGAAGTTCGTTTCAATCGTTATCGTGAAGACACGCAAATGAAACTGCATTGTGACCACATTCATTCAATGTTTGATGGTGAACGTAAAGGTATACCAACACTCACAATTCTAGGTGGATTGAATGGCGGCTATGAGGGTGGTGATTTGGTATTTTGGCAAGATACTCCTATAACTTTGAAAGCAGGTGAGATTATGATTTTTCCATCAAACTTTCTTTACCCACACAGAGTTGATCTGGTGACGAAAGGCACACGATACTCTTATGTTGCTTGGACATGGTAATGAAATCAAATTCAAACTTTAAAATGAGCAAAGAACTGAAAGTCATACTTTCGGGTCTTAGAGGCACACACAAGACTGACTATAAACGTGAAATGATTCAAGCAATCATTGCACCACGAATCGAATTCAAGAAGAAGAAAAAAGAAGAGGTGCAAGATGACTGATCTGTTGATGGTTAGTCACTTTCACAAAGACTTTCCGTTCAATCACGAATCGCCTTGGATGAAAGCGGCATATGCAGGTTCTCATGCACCATATAAGTGGCAACCACCAGGACCAGGCAATTGGATCAACACATCACAACATAAAAGTGTCTATGGATTTCGACACTATTACAGCATGTGTAGTGAAGATGAGTTTCTTCGTGCGTTAGCACAACAAGCATCCGAATATTATCTATTGCACAACGGCCGTGCTGATTATATTGGTTGCACAACATATCGTCGTTACTTAGATTTTAAAGGTGATATTGAAAGTAATGTGCTGAAAGCATCTTTGCCAGCGACACAAGAAAGTGCGAACTATATGGCATCTGATGAACAGAAAGCCGCAGCACTCAAACTACTGGCGACACACGAAGCGATTACGAATCACATTACACCGATGCCATACTCAGTTCGTAATCAATATCTACAGTCACAACCAGCAGAGTACCTGAATCTGTTTTTAGAAGGCATACAAAAGTTATTGCCAGATTACAGAGACAAGATGGGTTGGTGGGATGACAACGGTGCTAGTTTCGAAACGTGTTATGTCATGCGTAAGCAACTGTTCAGAAAGTATGCATCTGAGTTATTCGAACTTTTAGAATATGTGTGGCAAAACACACGTAATGTATATCCAACAACTTCAACGACATCTGAGCCTTTGCCCTGGCGTTATCCAGGTTTTCTGGGCGAAAGATTTCTTCCATTCTTTTTACACGCCAATAACGTAAACGTGGCTAGAACAGCCCTTGTCATTCTAGAATAGAGAATAGTCGGATCGATTTTTTCGTCGTGCGCTATGCATGAAGTGAGTGCTTACTTCTATGAAAGAAAAATTTATAAAAGCCCATATGAAAGCAGCAAGTGTTTATGCTGAACTTTCTACCGCCCGCAGATTACAGGTAGGCTGTGTAATCGTCAAAGATAACACAATTATCGGTATTGGTTATAACGGTATGCCATCCGGTTGGGATAACAACTGTGAAGAAGTTGAATATATTCTCAAAGAAGAATGTCGGGAAACTGACGATCATATGTTACTTCGTGGTTATACCGAAACTGCTCACGGTTGGTCTAAACTAATCTCCAAACCAGAAGTCCTTCATGCCGAAAGTAATGCTCTTGCGAAAGTTTCTCGGTCAACAAACACAAGTGATGCGGCAACAATGTTTATTACACACGCACCATGCTTAGAATGTGCTAAAATGATATATCAGTCAGGGATCAAGGAGGTCTATTACAAAAACGCCTACAGAAGTAAAAACGGTATTAATTTTCTAAAAAAGTGTGATGTCAAAGTCGTTCAGTATAATGAGGAGTAAATTATGAGTAATATTACAAAAGTAGCAAAGCAACTGGCTGAAGCAAATCCTAAAATTTCCAAAGCATACAAGTATGATCTTGTGATGCGTGAGTTTGACAACAAGATTGAATTGATCGGTCTTGTTGATGATCCAACATATGACATTGCCGATTTTGTTGGCCGTGAAATGTTGTTTCCAAAAAAGTGGGTAACACTTGACGTTTATGAACCAACAAAAGAGGTAACAGTATGACAGTAAAATGCTTTACATTTAAAACACATCAAACTATCATGGGTGAAGTAGTCGATGAGGGTGATATTGGATTTACTGTAAAAAATCCAATGCAAGTAATTGCGGTACCACCACGTTCTGCAAATGATCCTGGTGGTGTTGGTTTTGCGCCGTATCTTGCATTTGTAGAAGAGTTTGATAGAGGTGTACATTTTAAGTGGATTGATGTTCTCACATCTAATACTCCAGTGATCGATTTACTCAATCAATATAATCGTATGTTCAGTAAAATTGAAATTGCACCACCAGGCTTAGTTGTTTAATGGGCAAATACTATACAAATGTTTGCGTCCACGGCAATCACATTCTTTTTCGTGGAGTGAACAGCGACGGTCGGAGAGTAAAGAGCAAAGTCAAATACTCTCCGTCTTTGTTTGTACAGTCTAACAAGCAGTCTCAATGGCGTTCTTTATTCAATGAGCCGTTGGAACCTATGACTTTTGATACTATTCGGGAGGCACGTGATTTTGTCAAACGTTACGAAGATGTTGCAAACTTTAAAATCTACGGCAATACACGCTATGAATACGCATTCATTGCTGATAATTTTAGAGGCATTGTTGATTGGGATATTTCTCATCTCTCTGTCGTATTCATAGATATTGAGGTCGGATCAGAAAATGGATTTCCTGATCCATACAAGGCTACAGAGCCTATTACAGCAATCGCTATTCATCAATTGAATGGCGGTACTACAGTTTACGGTTATGGTGATTATGAGGTAAAAGGTGAAGAAACTTACATTCGCTGCGAAGATGAAATCGATTTGTGTGAACGGTTTATTGCTGACTGGTCAAGCAATTGGCCTGACGTTGTTACTGGTTGGAATATCAAGTTCTTTGATGTTCCTTACCTTGTCAATCGTTTCACACGTTTATTTGGGGACGATGTAGTAAACAAGTTGTCGCCATGGTCTGTGTATTCTGAAAGAAAGACCATGTTCAAGGGCAAAGAACAAATTGTTTATGATTTGATTGGTATATCTGTTCTTGACTATCTTGAACTGTATCAATGGTATGCGCCCGGTGGCAAAAACATTGAAAACTATCGACTTGATACTGTTGCCAACGTAGAACTTGGTGAGAGTAAATTGTCTTATGATGAGTACGACAGTCTACATCAACTTTACAAACTTGACCATCAAAAATTTATTGAGTATAACATCAAAGATGTACATCTTGTGTTGAAACTCGAAGATAAGTTAAAGTTAATTGAACTGGCGTTGACTCTGGCGTATGACACCAAAACAAATTATGATGACATTTTCGCTCAAACGAGAATGTGGGATGCGCTAATCTACAACTATCTACTTGAACGTAAGATTGTTGTGCCGCCCCGCCGTGTTGCTAAAAAGAATGAAGCATTTGAAGGCGCATATGTCAAAGAACCGCAGATCGGTCTACATGATTGGGTTGCATCATTTGATTTGAACAGTCTATATCCACATTTGATCATGCAGTACAATCTTTCGCCCGAAACAATTGTAGAGAAAGATGACTATACTGATGAAATGAGATTACTTGCGGGACAAGCATCAGTAGAAAGTTTGCTGGATAAAAAACTTGATACGAGTGTGCTGAAGGGTGTGACGATTACACCAAACGGTCAGTTCTTTCGTACAGACAAACAAGGCTTTTTGCCAGCGATGATGATTGAGATGTATGAAGATCGCAAGAAATTCAAGAAGTTGATGTTGAAGGAACAACAAGATTATGAAAATGAGAAAGACTTAAACAAGAAAAAAGAGATTGAAAAGTTAATTGCAAGATACAACAATCTACAACTTGCAAAGAAAGTTTCACTAAACTCAGCCTACGGTGCAATGGGCTCACAGTATTTCAGATTTTATGATTTGCGCCAAGCACTTGCAGTTACACAAGCCGGTCAATTATCAATTCGTTGGATCGAAAATAAACTAAACGAATACCTGAATAAAATTTTAAAATCTAATACTGACTATGTTATTGCTTCAGATACAGATTCGATCTATCTCAATCTTGGTCCACTGGTTGACTCTGTGTATAAAGAGAAACCAGAAACTCAGAAAGTTATCGCCTTCATGGACAAAATCTGCGAAGAGAAGATTCAACCATATATCGATAAGAGTTATCAAGAACTTGCTGAGTATGTTCATGCGTTCGACCAAAAGATGCAAATGAAACGTGAAGGCTTGTCCGATAAAGGTATTTGGACTGCAAAGAAGCGGTACATTCTGAATGTGTACAACAACGAAGGTGTGCAATATGCGAAACCAAAACTCAAAGTCATGGGTCTTGAGATGGTCAAATCATCCACACCTACCGCTGTACGTGCCAAAATGTATCAATTGGTAGATTTGATTGTGAATACGAACGAAGAAACTGTACAGAAGTTTGTTGCCGATTTTAGAGAAGAGTTTCGCAAATTGCCCGTTGAAGATATTTCTTTTCCACGTGGCTGCAATGGCTTGAAAGAGTATGCGGATTCTGCTACAATATACAGAAAGGGTACACCAATACACGTAAAGGGTGCAATACTGTATAATCATTTTCTGAAACAACATAACTTGACGACTAAGTATCCTTTGATACAAGAAGGTGAAAAGTTGAAATTCACTTATCTCAAAACACCAAATCCGTTTAGAGATATGGTGGTTTCGTTTCCAACAAGACTACCAAAAGAGTTTGAGTTGCAGGAATATATTGATTACGAGACTCAGTTTGAAAAAACATTTCTTGAACCAATTAAATTGATCCTTGATTGTATCGGTTGGAAAACAGAAAAGCAATACACACTTGAAAGTTTCTTCTCATGAAGAATATACGAATTATCAAAACTGGTATAAATGTTTCAAAGATTCTAAAACAACTACAACAATATCCGGACGACTGGAACATTCAACAAAAGATACCGCAGAGTAAAGTTTTGGATCCGCACACATACATTAGTGAAGCGGCAGTCCTTCAACTTGTAATCGGTACTATCACACACGAAGACGAATATGTTTTCGATTCAGAAGGATATATGCCAGCACCAGCATATTATAGACATACTGCTGCTGTTAGTTTTCTGAGAAGACATTTCAAAGATTTCAAACGTGCGGGTTTTCTTGCTTTACCACCAGGAGGCATAACTGGTAAACACATAGACTTTGGCAAGTATTATTTGAACAAAGATAGATATCATCTTTCAATACAAGGTACTTATGAATATGTTGTAGATGATGAAAAAATTATTGTTGAACCAGGGACTTTATTTTGGTTCGACAATAAAAAAGAACACTCTGCAAAAAATATTGGAAATAATGATAGAATTGCATTGGTGTTTGATGTGCCACACTCAAAAAACAATCCATGATACATGTAATACTACCATTTTTGACTGCACTTGCACTGTCTGGTATCGCAGCGTACTATTCAGTAATCGGTCTTGCACAGATATTTCCGGGTTCATACTGGCCAATCATCATCATGGGTTCTGTGCTTGAAGCAGCGAAATTGGTAACTGTGTCTTGGGTATACAATCATTGGAAGACAACATTTTCTGCACTTAAACTTTATTTTTTGATTGCAGTTGTATTGCTGATGGGCATCACTTCAATGGGCATTTTTGGTTATTTGTCAAAAGCACACATTGAACATTCAAGTACCATAGCACCACAAGCGGCAAAGGTAGAAATCTATGATGAAAAGATCAAAGTTATTCAATCGCAAATTGAGAGGAACAACAAGAACCTTAGTCAGTATGATGAGGCTGTCGATCAAGTTATGGGCCGCTCGAAAGACGAAAAAGGTGCCGAACGGGCGAATCAGATCCGCAAAGCCCAACAGAAAGACCGTGAGAGAATCATTGCTGAGACTAAGAGGCTACAAAAAGAGATACAGTTACTCACGGAAGAGAGGCTCCCTTTATCCTTGGAAGTTAAGAAGGCTGAATCGGATTTGGGGCCTATAAAATATGTAGCAGAAGTAGTATATGGCACACAAGATCGTGATTTGATTGATAAAGCAGTTCGATTGGTGATCTTCATCATTATCATCGTGTTTGATCCTTTAGCCGTCTTATTATTGATAGCAGCAAATCAAACATACCGCAGAATTAGAGAAGATAAGGATGAGATTGAGCCGATCAAAAAGGTTGTAAAGAAGAAAAAACTTGACAACACACCCACACGTAGTTTAGAATCATTTTTTGTAGATGATAAACACACGGTTATACCCAAAGACAAAATAGCAGATATTGGAGATATGAATGAGCGTTCTTGAAAAATTAAAGAAAGCATCGACAATCAAAGAAACGTCGGTACTTTCCAAATCAAAGTTCTTTACGGATAAAGACATGATTCAAACTGATGTGCCTATTATTAATGTGGCACTGTCAGGTAATCTTGATGGTGGTTTGACACCAGGACTTACCATGTTTGCAGGTCCATCAAAACATTTTAAAACCGCATTTGCTTTACTCATGGCAAAATCATACATGAAGAAGTATGAAGACGCTGTTGTTCTGTTTTATGATTCCGAGTTCGGCACACCACAAAGTTATTTTGACGCATTCGGTATTGATACTGAAAGAGTGTTACACACACCAATTACCGATGTCGAGCAACTAAAACATGATATTATGAATCAGTTGCAAAATATCGAAAAAACTGATAAAGTGATTATTGTGTTAGATTCGATTGGCAATTTGGCATCAAAGAAAGAAGTTGAAGATTCAATTGAAGGCAAATCTGTTGCTGATATGAGTCGTGCAAAACAGATGAAGTCGTTGTTTCGCATGGTCACACCACATTTGACAATCAAAGACATTCCAATGGTTGTTGTCAATCACACATACAAAGAAATTGGTATGTTCCCGAAAGACATCGTTGGTGGTGGCACAGGTTCTTATTACTCAGCAGACACGATCTGGATTCTTGGTCGTCAGCAAGACAAAGATGGTACAGAAATTGTCGGCTACAACTTTATCATCAATGTAGAAAAATCAAGGTATGTTCGTGAAAAATCTAAAATTCCTGTTACTGTGTCTTTTGATGGTGGCATCAATAAGTGGTCTGGTTTACTGGATATTGCACTCGAAGGTAATTTTGTATCCAAGCCTAGTAATGGTTGGTATGCCAAAGTAGATCAAGAAACAGGTGAGGTACTAGACAAGAAGCGATTCGCAGACACACAGACTGAAGAATTCTGGAAAGACATTCTTGCTGATGAACGTTTCAAAGAATTCGTAAGGAAAAAATATGAAATCACTTATAGCAGCATTCTTGGAGAAGATGCCGTTTTGGAAGAAGAAGATGAAGCCGCAACATAATATTGATTATGTTCTAATTGATTCAGATGATGGTACAAAAACTGGCATAGGCATTCAAACTGGTGAATATGCTGGTGTTTTGTATCACTACGGCAAAGTTAGACTTTCCGAAGAGGGTGATTTTGCAAGAATGATTTTTAGTTATACGATTGTGTCATCACCCAGAATACCAATAGATGATTTGACACAAGATGAAAAGTTTCATACCTTTATTGGTGATGTATTAACAGATATACTTATGAATCAAGAAAGCGCAAATGAAAAGATTGGAAACCACGATTCTGAAGAATTTGATATTTAATGAGGACTATACAAGAAAGATTATTCCTTTTCTAAAGACCGAATACTTCACAGACTCAACAGAAAAAATTCTGTTTGAAGAGATCAATGATCACTTGGATCAATTCAAACATCTCCCTACCTACGAATCGCTTGTCATCAACTTCACAGAATCCCGTAAACTGACGGAAGATCAAGTCAGAAAAGCGGTTGAAATGATTCGTGAAATCAACGCAGACAAAAATGATCCTACTGATGTAGATTGGCTCATCAAGCAAACTGAAAAATTCTGCCAAGATAAAGCAATCTACAATGCTATCATGAAGTCTGTTAAGATTCTTGATGATAAAGCCAACAAAGAAGACAAGGGCATGATACCAAAGTTGTTGAGCGATGCACTTGGTGTATCATTTGACAGGTCTGTTGGTCATGATTACATTGATGATTCTGACAATCGATTCGAGTTCTATCATCGACACGAAACAAAGATACCGTTTGATCTTGACTTGTTCAACAAGATTACTAAAGGTGGTCTGCCAAAGAAAACACTGAACATTGCACTTGCTGGCACAGGTGTCGGTAAATCTTTGTTTATGTGTCACGTTGCAGGTTCTTGTTTGGCACAAGGTTTGAATGTATTATACATTACAATGGAAATGGCTGAAGAAAGAATTGCTGAACGTATTGATGCCAATCTGTTGAACATTGATATTGCAGACTTGAACTCTATCAGTAAACAAGACTATGATCGAAAGTTCTCTGCTTTGAAAGTCAACACACATGGTAAACTCATCATCAAAGAATATCCAACTGCCGCAGCCTCAGCACTACACTTCCGTGCTTTGTTAAATGAATTGCAACTCAAGAAAAGTTTCAAACCTGACATCATCTTTATTGACTATCTTAACATTTGTGCAAGTGCCAGAATCAAGCCTGGTGCTAACGTAAATAGTTATTCTTATGTTAAGGCTATTGCAGAAGAATTGAGGGGTCTGGCCGTCGAGTTTGATGTTCCCATAGTATCTGCTACTCAGACTACCAGAAGCGGCTTTACCAGTTCGGATCCAGGCTTGGAAGATACGTCAGAATCGTTCGGTCTGCCAGCCACAGCCGACTTTATGTTTGCTTTGATAAGTACCGAAGAGTTGCAACAATTGAATCAGATACTAATTAAGCAACTAAAGAATCGTTACAATGATCCCAACTATTTCAAGCGGTTTGTCGTGGGTATTGACAGAGCCAAGATGAAACTGTATGATGTAGAACAGTCGGCACAAGAAGACCTTGTGGATTCTGGTCAAGTTGACGACAAACCTCTGAATAGTTTTGGCGAACGTGAACGTCAGTCAGGAATGAAAAATAAGTTCGGAGGCTTTAAAGTATAAATACTCTAATAACAACTGAAAGGATGTTTAATGAGTGCAGCCTCAGATAAATTCGAAGACGATGTTGCCAAGAATATTAACAAAATTCCTGGTATCATGGCAAAAAGACCCAAAGTCAGCACAGAATATTCTGATGTGTTGATGGAATATAATAGAATGAAAGTGTGGATTGAAGTTAAAATGTCACATACTGATAATCTCTCTAATCCACGGGTTTACTATGAGAAGGGTAAGTGGCATACAACTTATAAGACTCCTGCTGCTCAACATACGGTCGAAATTTTAAATAAGTCCGCCCAAGCAAAGAAGTTTATCAAAGATATCGCAAAGTTTTCTGGTATACCAGAAAAAGTAATTAAGATACCGACAACAAAAAGTGGACTAAAAGAAGAGGGTGCTGTGCCACTGAGTGTTATGAAAGCATACTTCAATCGACCAAGCGTCAATCGTTACATTGCTAATGAAGAAAATTATAATCTTGGCGATGTTGTAACTGAACATTATACAATTGGTAAAGCGGAGCCTGCATATTACATGCAAGCAGGTGATGACTTTTATATGATATCAAAAAAGAATCCACTTAAAATTAAAGGTATTCCAGTGTTAAGTGGATCTGGTGATTTTAAAGTTCGTGTTGCAACACGTTCGGAATTTTATGAAGTTCAAGCCGAAATAAAAATTAAGAAAATGCCAGACAGTAAATTTTCTGTGGCACCAGGCACGAAAAAACAAAACCCATTTCTAAGCATGTTAAAATGAAATTCATGGATTATTTAAAAGAGAGTAAAGAAGGCAAGAATGTTCATCTAGAACATCTTGAAGATAATATATTAAATGGTGGCGTATCAGGCGCACGTGAAGCAATAGAGTTTCTTCGTTCTTTACGCAATATGCTTGCTGGTCACACAGGCTCAAAAATGAATGTGACTACAAAGTGGGATGGTGCGCCTGCCATTTTTGCTGGTACAAATCCAGAAAATGGTAAATTTTTTGTCGGCACTAAATCAGTGTTTGCAAAAAATGCAAAATTGAATTATACTGATGAAGACATTGATGAAAACCATCCAGGTGAAGGTTTAAACCAAAAACTAAAACTTGCATTAGCATTTTTACCTAAGTTGGGTATTAAAGGTGTCTTGCAAGGTGATATGATGTTCAGTAAAGGTGACATCAAAAAAGAAACGATTAGTGGTGAAGAATATATCATTTTTCAACCAAATACAATTGTGTATGCGGTGCCGGTAAAATCAAAGTTAGCACAAACAATGTTGGCTGCACAGATTGGTGTCGTGTTTCATACATCATACTCTGGTAAAACATTAGAGACAATGAAGGCATCATACAATATTGATATTGGTCATTTGAAGCCAACAAAAGATGTTTGGTTTCGTGATGCCTCATTTACCGATGCATCTGGTTCAGTTACATTCACTGAAGAAGAAACAGCAGCGATTACAACGATTCTTTCAAATGCAGGTAGAATCTTTAACACAATACCAGCCTTGACATTGAATCGTATTGCTGCATCGGATGTTTTTCTTACACAGATTAAAACATTCAACAATACAAAAGTTCGTGAAGGTAAAAAGATTGCTGACACCAGAATTCATACACAAGAACTGATTAACTATGTTGAAGCAAAACTGAACAAAGAAATTCTGGCAGCAAAGAAAGAAGATACAAAACAAAAACGTATCAAAGAAAAAAATGAAGTGATGCGTTTCTATCGTTCAAATGCCCTGTATCTTAAAACCATATTCGATTTAATGAATTTGATCGTTGATGCCAAACTGATGATCATTCGTAAGTTAGAAACAATCAAGAGTATCGGTACATTTGTACGCACAGAAGATGGTTTTCGTATTACAGCACCAGAGGGTTTCGTTGCAGTTGATCATTTGGGTAAAGCATTGAAACTGGTAGATAGACTTGAGTTCAGTAGACAAAACTTTAACGCACAGAAGGCATGGGACAAATGAGTTACGACATTAATAAAATTTTAGCAGAGTATGCTGATGATGATTTTGGCTTCAGTGCCGTAGATGAAGTTGAATATCAAGCAGTCATTGCAGAAAAAGATGAAACTGTTGAAGAGTATAAAGAAAGACTTCAACAAGTAGAAAAGATTATCATGCCATTTTTGACAAATCTATATAAAACTGCAAGTCAGCCATACATTCACTGGCCTAATCGTGGACCAATTATTGAGAAACAGATGCAGAAAATTTTGACACTAACAAGGGGATAAAAAATCCATTTATATTATGGCTACAAGTTTTCGTTTTAATAATTTAGGTTATTTGATGACAGACATTAGCGATGAACTATCCGCTATGTTGAATGGTGAAGTCGAATATATTCAAAACAACTTTAAATCTGCTACACCATACAATCAATATTTGGCTGGTCATATTAAACATGAATATGAATTAGTTTCTTCAGTCAAAATGCTTGAAGATTTCGTTCTACCTCTGACACAAGAATATGATCGTTTTTTTGACTATAATTCAAGTGTAAACATATTGACTGATGATCTACCCATGTGTGTGAAGAATGCTTGGGTTAACTTTCAATCTAAAGGAGAATTTAATCCTACGCACAATCATGCGGGTGTCTATAGTTTTGTGATATGGCTAAAAATACCTTACGATATAAAAGAAGAGTTTAAAGTTTTTAGGCACGTGAATGATAAAGAAGATAAAATTCCGATGACCTCGGCATTTCAGTTTGTGTATGTAAACACTTTAGGTCAAACTGCTACTCAACACATTCATGTGGATAAAAGTTTTGAAAATAAGTTAATATTATTTCCATCGAAGTTGATGCACTGTGTATATCCATTCTATACTTCCGATGATTATAGAATATCTGTTGCAGGAAACGTTTCGATAAGAGCGAAATAGGAGAAAGAATTGATCACCATATCTGATACTGCGGTAAAAAAAATTAAATCTATCATTGCTGAAGAAGATCCTTCACTCAAACTGCGTGTATTTGTGCAGGGTGGAGGTTGTTCAGGCTTCCAGTATGGCTTTTCAATAGAAGAATTGCCGGCAGCAGACGATGACTTTACATTTGAAAAAGATGGTATTGGAGTTATTATAGATAGTATGAGTATGCAGTATATGAACGAAGCAGTGATTGACTATAAAGAAGATTTGATGGGTGCTTCATTTACAATCAAAAATCCAAACGTGACCGCAACTTGCGGTTGCGGTTCTTCATTCACGATATGAAAACATTCAAAAATTTTTTAACAGTTGACAAAAAACAACCACAAGAGTTTGTGTCTAAGGCAGGAGGTGGTGAGTGGGGAAGACCCGAACTCACTGCTAAATATCTTGAGGACACACCAGGTCAAAGCACACAACAATATAAAAAATATTCTACAAACTGGAAAACAACCGACATAAAATAAATTACTGGAGACATTATGAAAGATGTGATAG